GCGATGCCGATAATTTGGTTAAAGCTGCAGATGCAATAGAAAAAATTGCAGATTCTCTTAAAGCATTTGGTTCAATAGATGTTAATGTAGGAAGTGTAGATTTTGTCAAATTAGCAGAAAATCTAGGAAAAGCAGTACCATTACTAGATGCATTAGCAAATGGCGGTGAAGTTGCTGGATCTGATGGATGGCTTAGTAGTCCATTAATATTCCCTAAAAGTATTCTTGACCCTTCTCTTAAACTAGATGAAATGGCCGAAGCAATTTCAAAGGTAAATTATATACTTGGCCAAACTACTAAATATCCAGTGGGACTACAGGAAAGTGCAGCTGCAGCCGTTGCAGAATCTCCTGTTGCTTCGAACCAAGCAAATCAAGCAATGGCAGAAATGCAATTAACTAATAACTTCCAACCAGCATTTAATTCACTAAGTGAAGTTGGAAGTGTAGGAACTGGAGCTAAATTGACTTTTGCAAATAGTGGAAACACATACGGTGGGTCAACTATAATAAATTCCAAGACCGATGTAAATATGGGCGCAAAAACTTATTCAGAATTTGCCCCAAGGTCAGGTCGACCTTCAAATGTTCAATAAAAAGGGGAGCTAAAAGCTCCCCTTCTTGTTACTCAGTTAGTAACTGTTTTTCCGCTGGTTTTCCAATAGGAATTTTTCGAGGTTTCTTTTCCTCTGGTATTACATTCTTCAGTTTGACTGTGAGAATACCTTGATTCAGATCAACACCCTCAACTTCAACAGTATCCGCGAGAGTGAACTTTCGTTCAAATGATCTGTTTGCGATACCCTTGTAGACATACTTATCCTCAGATGAAGTTTCTACCTTTCCACTGATGGTTAGAACACCGTTATGGAGCTCAATATCAACATCATCGGGACCGAACCCAGCAACAGCTAGCTCGATCAAATAGTTGTTCTCATCTGTTTTTATGATATTGTATGGTGGGTATTTTTGAACACTGGTAAGTTTTGTTGCCGCGTTCACGCGGTCGAAAATACGATCAAATCCTACAAAAAGTGGATCGTTACGAAGTAGTTGTTCAATAGTAGTCATTTGTTTCTCCTTTTCTAAGCGAGTTTAACATTGCCGTTATCTAACCGGCGGTAACTGTGGGAACCCTTAATGGCATTCCCACAAATATTTATATTTCACATACAAAGATCTTCATAGTTTGTAGTGTAAATTCTGTGTTTACTTAAGTCTCTACTTGCTTTATTTGTCACTAAGTTCATCAGCCATTTCATGATTTCTATCCCTATGTCCAGCTTCATCTTCTCTTACAACAAGTACCACATCACGTAGTGTCGCTGTTTCAGGTAAGTTCCAATAGTCAATTGCAATTCTTGGTGCAGGCACATTCGGTATTTTCCCACTGTCAATTTCGGCAAGAAATTCAGTGTATGAACGGACTGCTTCTTCTTCAAAGTAACCAATAATTCTATGTGCTGTTTTTGGGAAAAAGAAATAGACGATTGCATAAAAGGCAACAAATATTGCTTGTGCAAACAGAATAATCAGTCTTTCCAACCAATTCGGTTTTGCCAATTCGACAAATGTCATTAGATGCATACGTTCATTATCGGCTTCATCTAGAAGTTCTTTAATCCATCCTTTATCATCTTCCATTTTACGAAGTGACTTGAGATGTAGACCAGCACCAGCAACCATACCTGGAACTGCAGCAACAGTTTCTAGTACAACTGCTCTATGACCGTATCTTTTCTTGAAAAATGTGTCTGCAATAAAGCGAAGGGCCTTTGTGAAGCCCAACGCTATTTTGTCAGAAACATCTTTTGGTTTATGATGTTTCTCTGTCATTATCAGTCTTTCTTGGCAACAAAACCGTAAAGTTCTTGTGCCTTTGCCATAATATCAGCGGGTGTGTACATTACAGGCTTCATAGCCTGAGTCTGCTCAATTAGTTCTGCGGCAGATTTATTCCAGCTTTCTGCTAGAGAAGAGCAAGCAGTCCAATATGCATTTGATGCTTCATTGTACTGCTGATCCATCATTTCTTTTGCCATCTTGAGGACTTCAAGACGAATTTCAAAACCGTTTTTATTCATTTGTAGAGTCTCCGTGTCTATGTGTAAAAGTTAGTTTGTGCCGGTTGAGCCAATTCCTCCCGCACGCTCAGTCTTTTGTTCTGGGCGGCTCTTCCGTTCTACGAGCGTGTATGCTTTGGTTTCTTCCAGCATTGCCTGTGCAATTCGGTCACCATGATAGATACTGATTGGTGTATCGCCCATGTTATAGACTGGAACAAATAGTTCTTCGACATAATCTGAATCAATGATACCAGTGGAATTTGCAAGACCAATACCATACTTGACTGACATGCCTGATCTTGGGAATACTTTCAGAACATGGTTCTTTGGAATGTCAAAAATCAAGCCGGTTGGAACAAGTGTTCTAAATTGTGGATGTAAAACAGTAACGGCACGACCATCCGAAGCAATTTTAGTTGGAACAATAATTTCTTTGTTATGTGGGCTATATGTTTTTAGTTTTGTTTCTGCGGTGATGCAAACTTTCACGTCAAAGCAGGCGGAACCTTCGGTTGCAAATGCTGGTAGTTCTGCTGCATCATTTAAACGAAATACTTTCATGATATAAATTAGCCTTTCTTTTTGCCGATATTGTATTTACTTGTCAATTCCCATTGATTCTTTTCTTTGTGGGACAAGACCTTGATATGGCTCAATGGTGCCACTGGATCTTGAACTTTTTCGGAATCTAGCACTTTGACCAAATCCCATTCTTCTAGAAGGTTCACAATTGTGTTTCTTCTACCTTTATCTTCGTCTGTAAAGTTGTTTTCTTTGCCGTCTAATATGAAAAGTTCTTTAAAGTGAAGTATTACATATCTGCCTTGCTTGTGTAAAATGTGGCATGATTGATATAACTTCTTATCTTTTCTAGATGCAATTCCAATACGAGTCAGAGTTTCTTTAATCTTCAGAAAATTCTCTGGTATAGGTAATTCTATTTCAACTCCAACACCGTGAAAAATGTCTTCCATATAAGGTCACCTTTATTTTTATTGTTATTCATTATTATGAGTTGCCTCCTTTTGAGACCTTATTATTTATTACTTGAAGGTTTTCCTTTGAAAGCACTTTCATGTATTGTTTGGCAACAGTTCGGTTGCATTGGAATACTTGTTGGATGTTATCGAGGTCAGAGTCCTTTTTAGCTTTAAACCATTCAGTTTTCCGAAACCTTGGACGAAGGCCGCCAAGATAATATCGGAATTGAGCATCTTTGAATACCCAGTGTTTGGCATTCATTTCATTAGCATGGAGAATAGTATCCACGTAGAATGAAAATGCTTTGTTGGTGATGTATGGATTGTATTCCTTTTCCATATCTTCAGGGATTTCCGCATCCTTGATTAGATCCTTCTTGGATTTGGAAACAGCCTCGACGAACTTGAAAGTCATGTTTTCTTTCTTGTGTTCAGCAGGATCAATCTCCTCGAGTTCTTCAGGTTTACCAAGACCAAAATAGTCAAATTCCTGAAAGTCATCATCGCGAGCAGAAAGTTTCTGTTGAACCACTGCGGTCTTTTTAGTAGTCTTTTTCATTCAGACTTTCCCATGTATCAATAATGTGGTTGAGATAATGTGAGCACTCGTTGCACACATTCATATTTCCATATCCATCCATTGCTTTATATTTTAACACAAAGGTATCACTTTTGTCAACTGAAAGTTTACAGAAGTGACAAGTGACCTTTGTGTCTTTTTTCTTGAATAGACCGGACAGCATTACTTGAAACTCGTCTCCATCATGATTTCAGTCAGGAATGCCACGAGGTTGATTTCCTGATCCGCAACAAATGCAGCCTTATACATATAGTCTGCAAGAGATACAACAAACGATGGCATACTCTTGAGTTCAATTTTGTCGGTTGCAGTGTCATAGATTTTGCGGAAGATTTCATTTGGGTCTTGGTCCGAATTATCGGCGCACCATTTGCGCATACCAGTGAAGTTTTTCTCCTTCAAGAGTGAAAAGAGTTCATCAATGGATTCTTGTTTGAAGTCGGCAAAGATGCCTTCATCAATACGACCGTTACCAGCATATTTCTGTAGTTCATTAAGGATACGGCGGAAGTCAGGGAAATACTTCTCGATAACCTTTGCCACGACTTTCTGGTCAAAGTCGACATTTTCATTCTTCAGGATTGCAAGTGTGCGCTTGAAGAATTGTGCCGCAAGTTTTGGTTTTTCGGTTTTTTCAACCGCAAAGTCAACTTCAGAGAGACGAGAACGAAGTGGAGCAATGATACGGTTTTTGAAGTTACAGGTAAAGATGAAACCACAGTTTTTGGAGAATGTTTCGATGAGGTTACGCATGGATGCCTGAGCATCTGGAGTAAGGTAATCCGCCTCGTCGAGGATGATGTATTTGCGACCACCGGCAAGAGAAATTGCAGATGCAAATGTAGAGATTTCACTACGGACGGTATCAATACCACGGTTCAATGCAGCGTTGATGATAATATAGTCACAACCTAGTTGTTCAAGCATTGCCTTTGCAGCAGTTGTTTTACCAGTACCAGGTGAACCGGCTAGAAGTAGATTTGGAACATTGTTATCGTCTACAAACTTTTGAAATGACTTTTTGGTCAATTCTGGCAGGATAGTATCGGCAACTTTTTGAGGGCGATATTTTTGGACCCAAAGAAGTTCGTCGGTTTTCACATCAAGAGACATTATATAGTATTCCTTTTCAAGGTTATAGATAATCAAGGTTGAGGGTGCTTATTCAGCACCCTCTGTAGGTTCAGTTTCAGTTTCATCTTCTGGTTTATTTTCACGAACAAATGTCGCGAGTTTATCACGAAGTGTTCCGACTGAGGCAAGTTCATTACCCTTAAATGCACCACGTTCGGAACAAGCATCGATGATATTAACCATCATGATTATATCATTGATTGTTATATTTGTCTCCATCTTTAACCTTTCTTGTATGTTGATTTTGATTCGATAGCGATAAAGTATGTGACCTGGTCGCCTTCAAACTTTGAAATACCTTTTGAGCAAAGAGTGACTTTATACTTCTGAGGAATTAGTTTCAAGTTTTCGGTTTTGATGATTAGTTGGAATTTATCAGATGTTGCGCCAAGTTCAACACCGAAAGTATCACCAGTGGTATTATTCGAGTCGATAGCTTTCAGAGAACAGGTATCGCCATCACCGACAAATGCAACTTCTGGAAGTTGAAGGACACCAGCAGCTTTGATAACGGATTGAAGATCAGCCCATTCAATTTCAACCTCAACATCATTTGAAGGGATTGTGATTTCTTTTTCTGGTGGGGCGATGATCATTGACTTATCGGCAAAGTAATATCGAGTCTTGGTCTTGCCTTGTGCCATTACGAAATGGTTGCCTTCGAATTGAACTTCTGGTTCACCGAATAGACCATAAGTAGATAGGAAACGAGACATGTCATAAACACAGGCTTCTGAAGGAATCTCATCCTCAATGTTTGCAATAGCCATTACGGTCTTTTGTGGACTGATAGTGCGAAGTTGTTTACCAGGTTTAAAGATGATAGATGGATTGATTGTCGCAAAATTCTTGAGGACCGTGAGTGTGCGTTCAGAAAATTTCATAGTAACTCCTTTCAATGAGTGTCATATAATAGTTAGAGTATATCATAAGGTGTGAAAAAGTCAACAAAAATTACTCCATAAAGACTGGAATACCTACTTTGTTGGATGTTTTATTAAACTTTGACTTGACTGCATCTTCGAGATCAATGTCAAATTCGTTTGCAAGAAGATCAATCGTGATCAAAACATCACCGATTTCTTCAATTAGATTTTCCATCAGGTCACTGATGTCTTTGCTGTTACCAACAATACCATTTCTTGCCCTGTAAACTTTCTTTACAGCATTTGCAACTTCACCAGCTTCACCGGCAAATTCTACCGCCCGAAAAAGTATGTCGACATTTTCAGCGCCAGACCATAAAGTCTGGCGCTTATTGTTCTTTTCTCTCAATTGATTTAGAAATTTATCATTCATGGTCTTGTTCCTAACTTATTCTTTTTCTTTACTTTTGCATCAGCACCCGCAGTTGCAGAAGCACCGATTGACGCAATTGCCGCCATTGATCCTCTGTAGATATAACTACCTACGTGTTGTAGTTGCATCCATGGGCACATGTGAATTGTGATACCGATCTTGCGAGCATTATGACAGAAGAAATAATCTTCAGACAAATACCGCTTAGTTTCAGGATCAATGCCGCAGTCAAAGAATGCTGTAATTTCTCTGGAACCATCAAAATTTTCTGTTCTGACGTGATCGGGTTTATAACTGTATTCTGGATATGCTTTTGCATATTTTTCTAGCACAGTTCTAGGAATTAGCATAAATCCAGTGCCACCTTCGGCAACTTCAACGGGTTCATCAATACGGAACGATGTGACATTGTTAGCTGGATTGAATACATAATCTGCAGAGTAAAATGCAAGGTCTGTAGGATTTTCTGCTTTACCATTTTTAACCGCAGATTTTACCTTTTCCCATGCAATTGTTTTCTTTGGATATGGACCCGTCATAATTTGATACTTATTAGGATCAGATATTTGAAGAGCCAAGAGAGTAAGAACATCTTTTGGATTAAATCCAATATCAGAATCAATGAAGATCATATGCGTGCAGCCAGACCGCATAAACTCATCCACGACATAGTTTCGGGCACGTTGAACAAGACTTTCATTGAATAGGAAATATTCTTTTAATTCAATACCGTTTTGTGCACAAAGTCGTGCTAAATCAATCATAGATTTACAATATAGACCTGCTGCATTTCCACCATACATCGGTGTTCCAACAAATATGGAATATTTTCGTAAATCTTCCGTAGTTACTTCAAGTTTCATTTATCACCTTTTTGGTTGTTCTAGATCATTTTCTAGTCTAAGAATTGTTTGATAGCGAAGAAGATCTGCAAGTACATCCCAACAACTGTCATGTTCGACAAAAACACTTTTCCAAAATTGATCATCTTGGATTGGAATAATGTTTGTGGTAACAGGATTGTCCATTTTAGCATTAATGTGTGTTCTCATGTCTTGAACACGATTATACCTAAAATATTCCTTGAATGTATAAGTCTTTCCTACTACTTTGAAAAGTCTTTGTAGAATAATTGGATCAAACGTATTACCACGTGAAAACCAATAATCAAACTTACCAATATAATTTAGATGATTGATCAATTCATTGATAAATTGTTCTACAGTCAAGTCTTCTTTTGAGGGTTTAATATGCTTTCGAGCTTCTGGTGAAACTTCTTGCCAGAATTTTACGGCGCTGTCTTGGACGACAAAACCGTGATTAGTGACTTGGTCGGCAATTGAAAGTTTAAATCGTTTGGCAAGTACTAAGTCTTTACATGAATAAGGATTGTCTGATAGCATTTTATCAGTATCCCCGACAATAATAGACATGTCAATTGCTGCACAGGGCTCTAAAACATCATCGCCCATTGTTTCAAAATCAATCCATACTAATTTCATATTATACTTTCTTAATCAAACCACGATACGGGTTTTTGATGTTTCTTTTTATTCTCGATTGATCTATCAATTAGATTATCGAGTGTTCTAATCCAATTTTCCTTGGAATGTTTTTCTTTTGTTTTTTGTGAGAGTTCCATTCTATCAACTTTTAGCAATTTGTCAACTGCTAATTTGAAGTCCTTTTCAGTTTTATTAGTCATTGCTTCAAAATATTCTGGACCTGGTGCAATATCTTCAGATGCGTGTTTATTTTTATTAGCGGCTAATCTAAACAGAATTACTGGAATACCTCTTGCAAATGCTTCAAGAGCGGTAATACCCCAAGTTTCTCTTGGACATGTGGAAAGATAAACACCGGATCTTGATAAATGATCCATCACCTCGGTATGTTTTAAATTGAACTTTGTCTCTCTGAGACCTTCCCAATGCTTGTTCTTGTCAAGATACTCTTGTTGCACAGGCAGAAGATCATATGCAGAAGTAAGGACCAAAGATTTCAAATCACTTTTACCTGCAAGTTTGTGTAGAAGGAATGGATCTTTTTCCTTGTCAACTCGACCGATAGTGACACAATCATAATCAACTTGCATAGAAACTTGTTCGTCACCAGTACAAAATGCTGAGTTAATAAGTCCACCATTCAATTCAAGTTCTCTGCTCCGAACTCTCTTGGAAAGATCATTCATGCCGTCATATTGCCATTGACTAACCATGGCAAGTGTTCCACCATTGTCGACAAACTCTTTCATCATATCGAGTTGTGGAATTTTAAAGATACCGCCAGCGGCAGTATGAGATATCCAAAGCATTGGAACATCGACTACTTTTTGGATATTTGTTGTGATAGTACCAGAGTCCTGATTTGAAATAACAAGGTCTGGCTTGTGGTTATGAATGAATGCAAGTAACTTTGGTGTTACTGTTCTATTCTTTCTGTCTTCTCTATTGTAATAGAAAGGAATAACTTCAGCACTTGCATACTTGTAAATAAATTGTGAAAATCGTTCAAGACCACCAGAAACTCTTGGAGAGTCAAGATCATTTTCATCATTCATAAGGAAGGGCATTACAATTTTAGTCATTTAGTTTTCTCATAATTTTCTCTCCATTCGTCATATTCATCTTCTAAAAGAACCCAACGAAGTTTAGTAGCTGAATTATCTCGTCGTTTATCCCAGACAATCCAAATATAACTAATCATACCTCCAAGTTGGTCATTCTTATTTATTGCCTCAGGATACCCGGCTCCAAATCTAATTCGATCTGACAAGAAAATAATATCACTTGGACGATATTTTGTAAATAACTTGTTTCGTTTCTTACCTTCGAGGAATGTCAATCGAACAAACAGCGCTGTGACATCATAATCTTGTATGCCCTTATATGCAATTTTTCGTGGAAGATCTTGAAAGTATGGTGGGTTTGTAATTAGTGCATTGTAGCCTTCTTGTTTCGGCAAATCGAGAACATCTTGACCAGTTTGGATGTGACAAAGTTTATCCTCATAGTCGTGCATATCAAATGATCTTACATCGAACCCATTCCGAATGAGTTCAATTGAAATGTTACCTCTCCCTGCACATGGCTCAATTACAGACTTTGGAAGGTCAACATACTTCTGAAGAATATATGTTGCTAGTGGTGGTGTTGGATAAAGATCATTTTCATTCCGATTTTCATCATCTTTCTTGACACCAACATAAATGTCTTTGAGTGAATTAGCCATTCCATTTCCGATCTAACATATCCGAATTTGCATATGTCACGCCAATATCTCCGACTTCCTTTATCATTTCATATGACACATTTTTCCATTTTTCAGTCCATGGTGTGATATAGACATATGGATCGGGCGAGATTACAATACGTTTAATTCCTGCCGAAATAATAGATTTTGTACATTCTGGACAGACTGGAAGTCCATAGACGTAAATTGTCGCATTCTTGACAGACACACCATTATAAAGTGCATTCATGAGCGCATTCATTTCAGCATGAACAATTCGAGGATACTTTTGATCACGATCATTCAGTCGTTCTTCCGTATCTTCAATACCTTTTGGAAAACCATTGTAACCTGTAGCAAGGATACGGCGATCATCATTGACAATCACCGCACCGATCTTTGAACTTGGATCTTTGGACCAAGTTGAAATTTCTCGGGCCAATTTCATGAACCGAGTGTCCCATTTTGAATTAACTACCGGCATTAGTTTTATCCTGGTGATGTGTCCACTTCAATTTTCGTTTCCAAACCTTTTCTGGATCTTCAGTTTCAAAAAGATCACTTGGTAAATCTCGAGCTTGAACCATACCATAAAGGACTCCACGAATGTCACCTAATTCTTTAATGAGATCACCATAATTAGTAGAAACAAAAACACCGTGTTCTTTAGGTATTGTGGGGTTACTGCTTTCATAACCATGCCGAAGTATTTTTCCCACTACTTGAATTACTTCAGCACACTCTTCAGCAAGCATTGCTAGTCTTTCTCTTTCAGCTTCAGTCATATATGTCAATCCCATGCTTTTCAAAAATGTGAATAATTAAACCTCTAGCATCAAGATATGAATAAACTGCTTCACGAAGTTCACCATCTACAATCTTATCTGCATCTATATAACTACTCAGGAAATAATCCAGACCTTCGTTCTCGATTTTACTTTCTATAGCTTCAGTACTATAACCTTCAATTAATTCATTCATCCTGTTTTCCGATTAATTTAGAGTTCATTTGTTCACGTATATCCAAAACCTTCTCTTGTTCAATGATATGGATACACAAATTAGTTATCTCAATATCCTTCTTTAGAAAGAACATTTTCTGTTGGAGTTTCTCGAGTTCCTTTTGATAGAACTCGAGCTCTTTTTCTTTCCGTAATTTTGTTTCAAGAATATCAGTTAAAAGTATAATCTTTGTCATGATACTTTAAATGTCGTAGTCGAACCTAACGTGTTGTTCTTTTTCGCGTGGCAGTGGTTCACCATATGAATTACGAATGTCTTGATTTACAATAGCAACTTCCTTTAGAACGGTAAAGTCCTTTCCGATGGACTGTGCAAATTTGACAAATGCAGGAACATCTTTTGCAAAGCAGGCTGATCCATAACCTTTACGACCATCGTGACCAGGTACCATTGTATGAGATGAACCAATCCGTTTGTCAGTTCCAATAGCCTTGATGATTGTGGAATAATTCCCGCCGTATTGCTCGATAATATCATAGAATTGATTAAACCATAGAACTTTTGAAGCAAGGAATGAATTCATACCATATTTGACAAAACTTGCCTCTTCTGCGGTCATATGGTAAACTGGGCATGGTTTGCATGCACTGTATTTATTGTAAATCTTTTCTAGTTTTTCAGTTTGTTCTGAATCTCCGCCAAACACGTGCATAATAGGATTGACAAAATCCTCATTAGCAGCTTTTTCAGTCAAAAATTCTGGATTGTAAATGACTCTTGGATTTTCCGCAAGTCTTCCAACTATACTTGGAATGACGGTTGATTTAATTACAACCATGGAATTTGTGTATGCTAGAAGGTCATTTACGGTATTAATTAATATTGATGCATCAATGCTTGCATCTTGACCCATTGGAGTTGGAACACAGACGAATGATACTTCAACATCAGATCCCATTAGATCAGATACTGCAGTGCCATATTTTGGATCAATGATTGTTTTATTGCAATTGTTGTCGGGGAAGCCATAATCAACAGCTGCCCCGACAAATCCATGACCAACAATAGCCATCTTTAATTTCTTCATGTTAATTTACCTTATAATAGTTTTTGTACCAATTTGAGAATTTTTCAACACCAAGAGAAATTGGTGTGGTTGATTTGTAACCAAGCTGTTGGAGCTTTGATGTATCGGACCATGTTTCTTGAGTGTCTGCCGGATGTTTTGGCAGGAAGTTCTTTTCGGCGGTCCGACCAAAGTTCTTTTCAATCTCATGAATAAAGTCCATGAGGTTAACCTGTTGCCCATAACCGATATTATAAATCTCATTGATTGGTTTGTCAACCGTAAGTACACGATTGATCACGATTTCAATGCCTTGGACAATATCATCGACGTATGTAAAATCACGCTTCATGTCGCCAAAGTTAAAAACATCAATTGGTTTTGAATCTAGGATATTTTTGGTAAATGTAAAGAGTGCCATGTCTGGGCGTCCCCATGGACCATAAACTGTAAAGAACCGAAGTCCGATTACATTGTCGATCTTGGCAACTTTGAATTGGCATTCATTTGTTCGCTTGGAATAACCATATGGATTTAGCTGGTGACTTGTTGGTTCATCTTCTTTCCATGGAAGAGCATTACCAGCCATGACACAGGAAGTTGAAGCATAGACAAGTTTTGATACACCGTGTTCCTCGCAAACTTCAATAAGATTTTGAGTACCAATGATATTGTTATCAATGTATTCTCTGGGATGATCCATAGAATGACGAACACCAGCGTATGCAGCCAGATGCATGACAACATCTGGCTTTTCTTTTTTAACAAGTTCATCAAGTTGAGTTTTTGACCGAAGGTCAGCAGTATAAACTGGGACACCGATCTTTTTAAGTTCTTCAACCCTTGCAAGTTTTAAACTGGGATCATAATAGTTGTTGTAATTGTCAAAACCGAAAACTTCGTGACCTTTGGATTTTAGGCTTGTTGCAAGGTGGAATGCAATAAAACCTGCACCGCCAGTGATCATAATTTTGCTCATTGTATAAATTCCTCAATATTATTCGTGAATAGATTTTCTGCCTTTAGGATATTCATTCAAACTAAAAGCTGGATCGACGTACGTATTTTCAGTTCCGTAGTTACGGTATAATTCCATACCATAATTATTTACTTTGTTAACTATGCCAACATCTTTCTTGAGAATTGGAGCATTCTGTCGAGCAGGTTGACCGAACTTATTTATGATTTTGTCAAGGTTCACGTGGTGGTGTGCACGACCATATTTTTCCACGAGTTCAACACAGTCTGGATGCATTTCATATAGCATCTTGGATTTGTTATATGATGCATCATCCTGATAGTTGTTATAGATTTCAGTTGTGTTACCACCTTTTACAGTACCAGTCCTTAGTTTACCGCAAAGGAATGAATAGAATAGCATCGTGCAAAGACCTTCTTTCAAAACACGAATTGAAAGGTCAACGTCTTCGTTATACTTGCCGCGCCACATGACAGGACAATCATTGTCAATAAGGAAGCAAGACATGATGCGTGTATTCAAGATGTATGGTGGATATGCACAATCATCAACAGCAAAGAATTTGTATTGAAAACCAGACAATGCAATATTTTCAAAGCGGTCGACAAAATCTTCTGCGGCACGGAAAATAGCAGAGCCTTTGTCGACACGATAGCGCTTGTTGTTATGGAGTCGATAAAAGTCAAGCATGTTATCATCCATGAGCCAATGTCTTTTAAATCCATTGACCTTTGAATGTTCCCAACACCAATTACGGGCTGGACCAGAACCAAGACCATGATTACTGAAAGGTAGTTTTAGAACCTTTTCTTCACCAACTGCTTTGACATAGTTATCATATTCTTGTGGTTCAACTGCAATGTAATATGGGACACCCATCTTATCAAGAGTGCGTGATGTATGTCTTGATTCCCATCTACCTTTGGAGATAATGTAAATTGGATATCTTGGTTGATCATTCATCGTCATCTTCAGTAGTCTCCTCATATTTGTCTTGCTTGTAGCCTTCTTCAACATAACGGCTCATTGAATTTGGATCACGTGCTTTATCAGGATATGATACCACATCAGTTCTATCTGTCAACTTATATCCAAAGACTTCTGCAAAATGTTCACGATCTTCATGTGTCTTAAATTTGATAACAATTTGTTTCCAAGGATCTTTTGCTGGTTGATTGAAACTTGGCATCCCAGCAGCCCACCATTGCAAGTAAGGATCACGCCAATGGTTTTGTAATTCTTCTACTGTATCAATTTGAATTAATGTATTCATATTTAGTCTCCAAAGAAGTCGGAAAATGCAGATTTGTCACCTGGTTTCTCGTAAATCAAACCTTTTAGTTTTGGAACAGGTTTACTTCCAATTCTATTCATAAAGTCAATATAGTCTTTTTCGGAATGAAAGTTCACTAGAAGTCGCTGCCAATCTTCTGGGAAGTCCTCATCCTTTTCTTTCTTTTTAACTTCTGGTTTGTATTCTTTTGGTTTTTCACCGAGGAACTCATTCAATGAACCTTTATTGATGTTTTCCTCGGCAACATAACCAATTAGGTGATCATAATCTTTTGATGTATCCCTAACGTGTTCTTTCATAATAACTCCTAAAATAAATCTATTTAGATAACTTTAACACAGGACAATTATATGTCAACCAAAAAAGCTTTCAAGCGTGTCAACTTTTTTGGAAGTCCAGCCCATTGCTTCCAGAACGATTTCCAATGGTTTTAGGAAAACTTTGTCAAATTGAGTATCATAATCAACATACCGATCAATACCAAGTTCAGTTGGAAGATAACCAGGAAATGCAATAACATTTTCACGAACTGGGTTTGGCATTTTAAGATAAACAAATTTGACCTTGTC